GGTCTCTCTAATTTCATACGCTCTATATTAGCCAGAAATGTATCATCTAAATGCTTTATGTTATCCTCGTAAGTGGTATGTATATATGTGGTGTCTTCATGCTTTACATTCTCACCTCCCTGAAGCCCTCTAGAGGCAAAAAATCTGTTATATATCCAGTGCGCTTTTGTAGCTGGATTCATTACCATGATAACCCTATTTTGTGCATCCTTAGACCTTACTGATAAATCGATTTTATCGAATAGTAAAGGGTCTGGCATTTCTTCAGCCTCATCCAGTATCCAGGTAGTAATACCGTTAAGTGACTTAAGCGCAGCTGTCTGGTTTCCTGACCCTACCTTAAGCCCTCTGAAGTATATTCTGTTACCAGTAGCCTTATTAGTTATGTCTGTTTTGTTAACTATGAAGTGGTCTTCTAAGCCCAGGATTTCAATCTTCTCAGTCATCTCTGGTATAATAGACGTACTCGCTGAGCTCATTGTGTAACGTGTAAATAGGACGTTGTGCCCTTGCTCAAATGTAAGTAATAGTATCATTGTAGATATACTAAATGACTTACTAGAACCACGCCCTCCAGTAGCTATATAGTACCTGGAGTCATCTGTAAATAGTGGCTTAAATTTAGGGTTTAATTTTATCTTACTCATCGAACGATATTAGACCTTTAAGAGTTACGTTTAAATCTACGTTACCATCTACGCTGAGGTCTATTTCCTGCTTAGGCATACCTGCCCTATACTTCATAAATAGCTCTATCGCTCTCTGGTCTCCAGACTCTATACGCTCCATGAGTTTTTGTATAACCATGTTAACGTCTATATTGTCATCTAATATCTTACGAATGTTAATTACTTCGCCATTTGTAGGGCGTCCTGCGCCTGCTCTAGCGCCTCCTGATTTTCCTTTTTTGCCTGCCATTTGAAATGATTTGAATATGAGGTGTTTACTTAAAAACAGTCTTAGATTAAATCAGTGATAGGCAGCAAAATACCCCAGGATGTATTGTTATCGCCTCCCTTCTTGTTACGCCAGGTGTTAGCGTATTTCTTACATCTATACTGCAGGTCTATGGTCTTAATTAAGTGAAACGTATTGCCTACTGCTATACAGTACCACTTAGCCTCTGTGGTGCTTATTCCTGACAGTTTACCCCTGCTCATATACTCTATGTATACATTACCAGTTTCGAGCGCTCTAAGGTCATGTTTAACCTCTATGGTAGCCTCATCAAATATCTCACCTAACTCACGCTCTTTAACCTGGCCTACTTTTAAATCATGCTTAAAGTCATTGTTATAATTCATATACCGAATATCTTTAATTTAGCCTCTAGGTCGATTATCTTTTTTTCTGCAGCCTCTAGTGCCGTTTCTGCCTTACGTGCTCTTAAAACGGCTGTATTCTTTAAATTACGGCTTTGTGATAGTATCCTTTGATAGCTGTGAGCTTCTAGGTCCATATTAGCCTTATGTACAAATACTCTGGTAAAGGCGCTGGATACTTCAGCCAGCTCTGGGTTATTGCTTGCAGCTTGCCACTTAATTAGCATGTTTAGTATTAGGTCCTGGTCTGCGAAGCATTGTAGGTCTCCTAGTGTTACGTCTTTCATTTAATAGTCTTCGTTATCGTTATCTTCGTCTGGTATATATAATTGACTAACTACTTTACAGTTTTGGCCCTCAGTTTCTAGCAGTATCTCTAGGGCTAGTCTACACCCCTCAGCCATGTTGAAATCGTTATCTTCAGCGGCCTCTATCTCTAAGGCAGCTATTGCCTCAAAGGGTACACCATGCGCCACATTTACCAGTGCAGCGCTTAGGTTTACTCTTACTAACTCTTTGTCTAAGTATAGGTACATTATAGCGTGCCCTCTTTATGGTATTGTGATAGGTCTATCAGCTCATCTACAAAGAACGCGTTATAGATTGCTACAGCTGCGTCTAGTTTATCCTTACCAGATTGTAGCGTTTGCTCTGAGGCTTTAAACACTCCAATATCTGTAGTAGTTTTGTCTATCACTAACCAGTAAAATTCTGGTACATTAAACATCTGAGTATATAGATATGCCTGAAGGTCGTAATCGTATTTTTGTATTGTATAGTAAAACTGATTAGTCACCTCACCGTTTTTAAGAGTTATCTCTTTTAGGCCATCGTTAGTAGTTTTTACATCTGCTACATACTCACCTGCTTTTAAGATATCTGCCTTAGCTCTAAATGGCAATCCTTGTACATCTACCAGGGCTGGTACTTCAGTTTCAGCTCCCTTCATAAAGCTTGTGCATGCGTCATTTTGTAAGAACGCTGCAGCGATACGGTTATTCATGTATTTTTCTTTAAGGGTATATGTGTTATTAGCGCCGTGCGTCTCCTTAGCTAGTTTCCATTTAGTGGTGTTCTTACTACTGGTATCTACAAAGGTATACTTACTGTAATTCTCAGGCTCTAGTATCTCAGTGTGGACCAGTTTACCGTCTCTTAGTGCTTGTGTCTCACTCATGCCTTTTTTACGCATGTGAGCAAACCACTTAGGGCTTTTTAATAACCACTTAGCCGTACTATATGATAGCACTCTATCCAGGTTTAAATAGTTGTAGTAAAACTCATCATTATACATGTTATCTAGCGTCTCATTGACGTCTACAGTATCGTGGTTTAATAGTGTTAATTTAGGCATATTTACGTAGTGTTAAGTAATTAATAAACTCCTGTTCTGTCATTTCGATTACCTCAGGTACATCTGTTACATTCTCTAGTAATTCAGCGTCCTGGTCTATCTGGTTTAAAATTGGTATTGTGTTCATGGTGTTTTAGTTATTATTCTATTATTACATTAGGGTTGTTAGCTTTTAATTCCTGAGCTTTATTGTAGTACTCTAGTGCGTCGTTATACTCAGAGACTGTTAGATTTTTTAAAGCCTCTTTGTTTACTTCTGTTAGCTCTGAGGTATCCTTAGCCTTTAATTCTATGTATAGTTTTTTAGCTTCGTTAGCTTTAGCCATTAACGCTCTATATTTACGTATAATAGTCATTTTTCTAGCGTTCTCTTGCTCTTGTTTTGTATACTTAGTGTTCAATGTTTTTGTAAAATTAATCATAGTGTTTGTTTTAAGTTAGTTATTCTACACTGCAAACATAAGAACCTTTATTAGTTAAACCTGAGCTTTTTTGATTTATTTTTAAATTAATTTACAAAGGCCTGGACCTTAAGAGCTTAGATACGTAAAAACTTTTGCATCGCCTAGACGTGCTGCGCCATCCTCGTACATGCTGGCCGTTTTAAAGGCTTCTTTTTCTGCCTTATCGATTGCCCTCTGGGCCTCACGTTCCTGGTCCTGCTTCATTATAGCTCGCTCCATAGATACAAAGGATTTTAACTGGTTATTCTTAAAAAACTCTACACGGTCATTCGGTATGCCTATTAGTAGGTCATCTATATTTCTAGGTTCTGGCTGTACTAATTGCTGTAACTCCATTACCTTTAGCTTTAAGGCTTTGTTTTGTATTTCTAGAGCCTCTAGGAGCGTGTCTGTGGCCTTTATAGATTCATCTGGAGTAACACTACTCAAAATCTCTGAAACGGCCTTAGAATTGCTCTTATAGGTTTTATCGTAGTCTAATTCAATATCGTACTTATTTAAGCCATGTAATACAGTAGCGTGGTCTTTATTTAGATATAAGCCTATGTTCTCTAGGGTAATACCGTAGCTCCTAGAATAGAAGTAAAATATGTTCCTGGCTTGTACGTGGCACTTCTGGCGTGTTTTAAGCATGATATCGCAGCCTGTTACTGTCTCTACTGCCTTCTGGATTAAATCCATTGTATTTGTGTTTATGCGTTGTCTGGGTCTCATATTATTGTAAGTCTTTTTTAGTTGGTGTCTCAAAGTGTATTTGTGCATCATCGGGAAAATCCTGAAGTATTTGCCTGCAGGCTTTGTCTTGTGATAGGTCTGAGACCATTGTGTTAATTAAGTATCTGTTGTTGTTTACTACTAGTACTGTATACATATTCTTATCTATTGAATTCTTTATCGTATAATGATATTAATTCGTCCTGAGTTAATTCTATTAGGTAGTGAGGTTCGTAGCCCTTCTCATTCCAGAGTTTGTGTTCTAATCTATTTAAGTCGAATTGCTGGTCAGTGTTAAATTCCATTGATACAGCTGCTTTGTCTCCATGCGCTGGTATAATTACCGTCCAGCCCCATGGGTAAGAGTCTACCTTAAATTTTTCTGTTTTGTTTACTAAGTTCAATAGTGTTTTTTGTAAGTCTGTCATTGTATTGGTTTTAAATGGGGGCGCGAACCCCCGTTAGTTTATTTGCTTGGGTCAAAGATACGAACCTTTATTAGTTAAACCTGAGCTTTTTTGAAAAAACTTTAAAAAAAAAGAGCCTACATCTCTGTAAGCCCTAATTCTACTGGGGTTTTGGTAATAAAAAAAATTTACATATTTTCTTTCTCAATCTCTTTTTGTAGGTTTGCTAGTGCCCTCCAGGCTACTTTTGCGCTGTGTCTTATGCCATCTGTGTCTAGCGTTCCTGCGGCCATTAAATGCCTTGTAAGCGCGTCTAATTCGTCACCAGATTTCGCTCTGTCCCAGTGTAGCGGCTTGTCTGCATGGTGCTGGTCATTGCCTCTCTGGCTACATTGTGCTATAGCCTTTATAGCGTCTGGAAAATACATTAAGACTCCAGAGTAGATAGGTGTGGCTTTACGCTGTGCTGCTACGTCCTGGTTGCCGAATGGGGGGTTTTCTAGTAGTTCATCCAGGTCATGGCTGTAAGTCTTGTAAAACTCATTACAAAGCCCCTTATTGCCGCCGTCACATGTGCAATCTAAGCACGGCTCTCTTAGTATCGTATCTCTCATTTTATTTATTTTATCTTTACTCATATAGTTTGTTTTAAAAGGGGCCTTTTACAGCCCCGTTATTAATTAGTCTACGATACCAGCATAGCTAAGCCCAGGGCTAAAAACCCTATTAATACTATCCTTGCTGTAAATTTTAAATCTTCTTTCATTACGCTTGTTTTTGTATGTTATTGATTAGTTGGGCCACTTCGTTATAGGGCCTAGTAGCTAAATACCCTAATAATTGGTTAACAGACTCCACTGTTAAACTTACTGTTTCTACTTCTTTTACTTCTTCTTTTACTTTTTTCATATCTATTTATTTATAAAACCATTAATTCATTTACAGCTGTTTTACCTCCTAAAACTACAGCGCAGCCTATCGCTGGCTTTTTACCTACTTTCATGTAAGCCATGGCGTAACTTTTAGCGTCAATACCACAACCTACCTGCGTACCAAATACCCTGGAATTAGCTCCTACAAAATACTCAGTGTATGCCTGGGTGTGTAAATGGCCCTGGACCGTGCTGCGCATGTCCGCTCTTGCTTTTGTCTTAGCTGTACCTGCTTCACCATGAATATATAACACACCGTCTATTTCTACGTCTGTTACAAAATTCCATTTAGGTGTATTTAATACTTCTGAGTAATCCTTAATCCACTGCTTTGGCACGCCTCCTGATTGTGCCTTACGCATTATAATTCTATCATGATTACCTACAGTCACGTGAGCATCAGGCCACCTGTGGTAATACCTCTCTAGTCTCTTAATAGCTAGCTCCAGCTCCTGACCGCCTCCTAGGCCGTCCGCATCCGTCTCATGATAGGATGAATAGTGATTATCTATCACGTCGCCTATAAACACTACCTGGTTACAGTTGTAACGCTCGTACACTTCTACACAGTGGTCAAAATAACTATCTAGGTCAAAAGGGCTGTGTAAGTCGCCTACAACTAAAACCCTAGACTCATTGTTATTAAAGAACTCAAATGAAGCTAATTTTTGGCCTTTTAATCTTGGCCTCACGTCTGCGTGTTTTTTATCCGCCATAATTTGTCTTTGGTTTTTGGGATTTTTCAATTTCTTTTTGTTCTATAATCTGAGCTATATGGTATAACTCGCTGGCTAGTCTTTTATAGCCCTCTGGGTCGCTCTGGTCCTTACCTACCTGGTGCTGCCATGACAGCCTAGTGGCAAACTCATCCGCCACATCGTTAAGCTCTGGCAGACTCATTTTTTTTAGCTTACTGGTTGTTAGCGGCATAGTATATTTTTTCTAATTGGCTAACTAATCCAGCTAAACATGGGCCGCAGTTAGACGTTTTACGCTTAGCACTAAAGACGTGATTAAATACTTCTACCAATCTAGTCTGTGTAGGCATGTTAACGCTAGTGGGCCTTTTAGGCTCAAAGAACGACTTTAAAAAATTATAATCGTCTGTTAAGAGGTCATTTAATTTCTTGTTAGGAAACGCCTTATTCAACACTGCAGCTCGCGCCTTACATCCGCAGTCATCTACTACAGCATCTACTACTTTTTTAATGCCAGTAACTTCAGTAAATTCCGTTAAGATGTCACCTAAACCAGTGTTTTTGCTTTCACCTAGTATCTCAATTACTGCGCTCTTTTTAATCCTTACCTTTTGTGCAATTTTTCCAGGGCTTAAACCCTCGCTGTTTAATAAAAAAATCTTGTCGTTTAACTCTTGTTCTGTACTCATAACTTTGGTTTTAAATTAAGTGAAAATCACCGTTTAAATAATCCTGATAATCTTCGTGCAGTTTATCTGCTATTAATAACTTGCTTCTTTTTATACTTAAATAAATCGTTCTAATTCCTATCTTACTTTCATTTGCTATGGTCCTGAAACTCTTACCAGTCGTTAAGTAGGTTTTAAATAATTCATAATCAAACCAGCTAGCATTGTCTTTTATAATCTGGTACATTTTAATTTCTAATGCTTCCAGAGAAACTACCCCAGGGTCTTGGCCCTCATCTATCCAGTTGTATTTTTCCTCAAAATCGTACTGGCTGCCTAAGTGGTTATATTTTAAATTAGATTTCTTTTTAATGCTGTTTAGGATTATTGACCTTAGTACAAAAAACATATAGCCCTTAGAAACCTTTCCCTTATCACTTACAATTTTGTTAAATAAATCATCATACCTAGACAGCTTTAAATAGGCCTCCTGTACAAAATCCTCAGCATAATTAAATACCTCATTGTTATTGCCAGCTATAGACTTAGCCATCTTTATATACTCGGGGTGATGTTGGGCCAGTAATTCTAGGGCTTTGTTTTTGCTCATTTAAAATGCTAATTTAGGTGATTGATTAGGTACTGCCATTGTAGGTAATGGTTTACTATGATTTATAATATCACGACCAGCTACTGTAAAGGCCACGTTACTAGGCTGCATCCTTAATGATATTGGAGCGTCTAAACTAGTTGGCCGTCCGCCCGTCTCAGTTTCTTTTACCTTTACTACATGTATATCTGAAACCATCCAGCGCGTCGGGTGCTGCGTGTACCTGTGGGTACTTATAACGTCATCCGCTCTGTTTCCCCATTTTCCACCTCCTTCAACATCTGCCATACTGCAGGGCTGTGGTAACCCCTCAAATTCATGACCGCTAGAATGCTTTTTTCTTAGGGCTTCAGTTACTGCGTGAGCGTTAAGCCATACAGTCACATTATTTTCTTTACAGAATAATCTCATTTCGCTAGCTATCTGGTAATCGTACTCATGGCCACCAACTTGCTTAAGTAGTGTAACGTCTTTTATTAGTGAGTTATAAGGGTCAACTAGTAAACCGTCGTAGTGCCATACGTCTAATATTTGCTTAGCTTCTGCCATTAGTGTGCGTGCGCTATATAATTTATCTACTGCCATTATTTTAAAGTGGTCGTTAATCCACTCTATCTCTGTTTCTATTTGTGCATCTGGTAGCTTTTGTATTGGAGTACCAGTTTTAAACTCTAAGAGCTTACGGGCTATGCTGTAGTCTGAATTTTCAGAGCTAAATACTAGCCACTTTTTGCCATGCTTCAAAGCGTAGGCCATCATTAAATATAGTATAACTGTAGTTTTTCCAGTATTGGCGTGTCCGATACAAATGTTAAAAGCTCCTGCTTTAAATCTTAAATACTCGTCTATTTCTTCGATACCTAAACCCTTACCCTGCTCAATACGGTCATACTTTACATCATATAATTTGCCTTTTATTTTGTCAATATCTGTTATCATAATCTGGCCTTAAGTTAATTAATAAATAAGGGGGCTTTTACACCCCCATAATTAAGCCATGATTAAAATGGTAAATCTGGAGTTTCACGTCCCGCTCCAGATTGCTCTGAGGCCCCAGTCTGTTGCTCTACCTTGTCGGCTACAGTAATCTTACCATCGGTCCAGACCACTTTACCGTTAGCGATATATTGCTTAGGCTCTTTAGCGTCTCTCTGGTCCTTCGTCTGGTCCATTGCTGCGCTTACATTCTGACCGTATACGTTAGTCTCATCGTTTACAAATACTGAGATATTGGCCCAGCCTTTGTCATTAAATTGAATTTTCTCTTTGTTAATTCCGATTGAAATAATTGTACTCATAACTTTATGCCTCTCTCAAAGGCCTGATTTTAGTGTGGCAAAATTGCCGTTTAATTAATTAACTTGCTATAAATATAGCGCTTACTTATTATTACTCAAATTTTTATGCTGGTGAGTTTTCAGCAGTTATCAAGGTTTCTAAAACTTTACCTTTTAAAGCATACTTACCTTTGATTTGTGCTACAGTTACAGTTTTATTAGTTACTGCCTGCAGGGCTTTTAGATATGCTTCACTAGATAATTTTAGCTCTGGCAATGCTGCAGCCTTTGCAGGTGCTTTACCGTGCGTATTGGTAGCGTCTGCGTCTTTGGTATCGTCTAGTAGAAATAAGCCTCCTAGAGCGTACTTACGAGCGTATGAGCTACTAGCTCCAGTACTCTGGGCTTTGTCCATACCTTTGCGGTTTAAATCTAAACCAGCCTGAGCTGTAACGTGAGCTTTACCTTCACCGTCTGTAATTTCTGCAGTACATTCTACGAACATGTTACCTGCTACTTCTATAACTTTGTCTGTTACCGTAAGAAGTAATCCCTGCTCATTTAAAAGCGGTTTAAGCGCTTCTAAGATGTCTTCAGCATTTCTGTAGCTGTACTTACCAAAAGAGTTGTATTGACTCTTAGAGGCTTTTAATTGTGTTTGAATTGTAATTAGTTTTTTAATCATGGTTTTAATTTTAAGGGTTTATTATTAATTATTTTTATGCTAGGTCTAAATTGTCTCTCAGCGTTCGTCTCATTTTTTCTAGTGCGTGCCATCTACTTTGTAAGTCTTCGCGTCTATCATTCATCTCTGGTAATTCTTTTAATACGCTTCTGAATAATTTGTCAGATAATATGAAACCATTTTCTAAGGTTTGCATTGCATTACATTCGGTTCTTATTTGGTGAATTAGAGAATTAATTCTAAAAATTTTTTGTACGTTGTTCATGGTGTTTGTTTTAAGGGTTTTTATTAGTTGTTATAGTAATCTAGTGTCTCCTGGTAATTAGTTATCTGTGGTAACACATTCTTTAAAGCATCTAATACAGCTCTAGCTATAAAATATTCAGCTTGTGATGTAAGCATATTGTCGCCTAAGTTATCGTAAGCGTCTTTTTGAGCCTTTTTTAACTCGCTAACTAATTTAGTTTGCTTTGCTATTTGCTTTGTTATTTCGATTGAGTTTTTCATAGTGTTTGTTTTTGTTGGTACAAAGATACAATACATTTGTATTATAAACCTGAGGATTTTTAATTTATTTTCGTTTTTTTTTGAAAAAAGTTTATAGCACGCAGAAAATCAGGCAGTTACGCCTGAAAATATTTTTAATAAAGTTTGTGATTAGAAGCTTTGAGAGTCTTTTAACTCCTTAAGTAGGTCTCTGAATTTCTCAAATAGCTCTAAGTACTCAGGTTCTGAGATTTTAAAAGTAGCTCTAGAGTCTTGTAGTAATTGCTCAGCTAATTCTGTACCTATATTTAAACTGTACTCAAACTGACGCCCATATTCAAATCGATTGCATTTTCTACACTGTAAATTCACGTTTCTAACGTCCCATCTGGTAGCTAGTTTACCTCTAGATATGAAGTGGCCTGCGTCAGATTCTGAGAAGTGAATCCCTTTGCCGCATGATATACATGTACCGTATCCTTCTGAGTTTACGTTAAGTCTACGTATATACTCATGGAATGGTTTATCTATTTTAGTTTTCCAATATTTTAGGGTCTTCTTTTTTGCCATGAAGTGTAAATAGTGGCCCAGGATAAACCCCACAGAAACCTGGACCTTTTAAACTATCTATAATCGTATTGATAGGTTTATTTAAAAACACTTTTAACTGCTATACATCGTCTATGTTTATAACTCCTTATAAATAACTCTCAAATCTCAGGTATTCAATTTTGAGACGTGTACCTTTAAATTCTTATGAGTATGCAGCTAGTAATCTTACGAGGCTTTTAATCTTACAAAAAACTTCTACCAATTAGCTGGATTATTCAGTAACTAGCTATCCAGTTATTAGGTTTTAAGTTAACCGATATTCAGTAAGGCTGTGCGTTAGTGTTTAGGTATGTGATAGGCCCTAACTATGTTTTGTTTTTAACCTTATTCACAATCTTCTCGCCAGTGCGTACTACAAAATATCCACCTACAGCTGTAACTAGTAAAGCCTGAAGCAATCCTATCCACTCTGGGGCTATTTTAAAGCCGTCTAAGGAACTATCTAGCATGATGAATAGAAACATACATATAAGTAAAAAAGCGAGAGTATAAGGTCTTATATTCTTTGAGGCCCATGAGTCGCTATGTAGGTCCGCCTCCCAGCGTCTAGATATCTCAGTTTCTAACTGCATATCATATTGTAGCTGCATAATTAGTAAGTCTTTATCCTCTGGGGTTAAATCCTTGTCGCCTTTGATTGCATCGCCTAGGGCGCTTAGTTGCTTTATGCCCGTAACGCTAGCGGCCAGGTCTAACAGCTGTGGGCTAAATTTCTTACCGTTTTTAGCTAGCCATCTTAAGCTATCACCTACCCTGGTAGTGCCGTTTTTGTCTTTGTATTTACCGTTTACACTCATCGTAGTAATCTATTGTATATTTGTATTCTTTTTGTACATCGAAGCTAGGGCACGCCTTACTGCTAAATTCGTTATGACCGTGAAGGGTAGCGTCTATGTGCTCATCCATTAAGTCGTATATTAGTAAGTCTAAAGCCCTTTTTTGTGCATCGTTCCTGGTATCCTTAGGCTTCATTTGCTTATCTAAACCTCCAGCGTAACAGATACCAATAGAGTTTTTATTTAAACCATTTGTATGGGCCCCTGAGCGCTCTACTGGCCTACAGTTATGTAATACACCGTCTAAGTCTATAAAAAAATGATAGCCAATATCGGACCAGCCATTTTGTACTACATGCCAGCTATATAGGTCGTCTGTAGTTACATCTCTAAACTCAGGCGTCGCGCTGCAGTGTATTATTATTTTATCTATGTGTCTCATTTTAGAAATATAATAGTTTTAATACGCCTACTATAATAGAAACTAAAACAGCTGTTAAAACACCACCTACCCAGTTAGCTGTCTTAGCTAATTTTTGGGCTTGCCTATTGGCTTTATGCGCCAGGTCTTCAGTTTCGTTTAACCTAGTTAATAAACCCTTATTTGTGCTGTTTGGGTCATCTTTTAAAATGGTTAGTACTTCTTTAAGGTTACCCTCTACACTCTCTAAGCGCTCAGAGAATTTGCTCATTTCGTTTCTATCTTGTTTGTTCATGTTTATTCTATTGTTATAGTTTTAGTAGTAGGTGTAATTAATGCGTCTACACTAGTAAGCAAGCTAGCCTCTATCTCAGCTACCCTATCTAAGCCCATTGCTGACTTTGTCCACGCTATAAAATCTTCGTGAGTAAGTGTATCAAATGACGTGAAGCCCTCTATGTTATCTGTGTTTAGAGATTGTGTACCTATACTAGTAGTGCTAAAGCCCTCTTTTGAGCCTGTTACTCTGTAGTGTATCGTATACACAACATCTGTATTTTCTCCTTTAGTAGTGTAAACATCTACTGTTTTGCAATTCCATTCGTAAGTCATAATTGTGTTTTTATTTATTAATGTTTATTTCTACCAACTTGTTTCTAAAGCTACTCTACTCCAAGAGTTTGCAGCATAGCATACATATATATAATTTCCGTCTATTACTATCTCCCCTAGCGTTCCCGTTGAGTTTCTAGTTGCAGGTGCTGTTTGCATTGCTGCAAGTCTATACCCGTCAGATAACACTTGGCCGTCAACCTCTAGCTTTTGGCTAGGACTAGTCGTTCCGATGCCGACGTTACCTGTATAATC